ACAGGAATGAGTCCTGAAGATTATAAGGCATTGGTTAAGAGAGCTGCCATTGCCGGAGAGTTTGAGGTAGTTTAAGATGGCAGATGAGATTAAAACTCCAACTTCAGCGGCGCCCGCAGCCAAAGTAGACTTAGAACAAATTAAACAAATGTTTAAGGATGTAGAAGACCTTAAGAATAAGGTAGCGGCGAAAGCTGCTGCTCCGGCGAAGGAGACTTTATCCCCGAAGCCAATGCAAATTGACTGGTCTAAAATTACAGAGGCTGATATTGCAAACTTGGATGTACCTATCCCGGTTTACGAGCAAGAGTCTCCGGAGTATTTGACGGTTCATTTGAAGGATAAAAGTTATGTTCCTCGATGGATTCATGTTCTTCCCGAACGTCTAGGAGTTTGCCTCGCAACTGGGTATTCTTATGTGGAAAAAGAGGATTTAGATTCTAATTACCCTCATCCTCTTAATTTCGATCAAAATGGAAAATACACCCACGGAGATGTTGTTTGTTTAAAGATCCAAAAAGAACGTTATTTCGGAGCAATTCGCCGGAATTATCTTAAAACTATGGCAATTCATGGAAAGCAACAGGTTCGAAATAGAGCAATGCAAGCTATTGAAAACGAATCTCCACAGATTGCCGACGCTATTCATAGAGGGGCTATGACTCTTTATGAACCTGGAGATATGAAGGGAATGGAGGTTTCTCCTGAAGTGTTCTCTAAAAATCTCTAAATATAAATAAAGAATCTGGCTAAAGCCAGAGAAAGGAATAAATAAATGGCAGGGCCGAATCTAACTTATCATATCCCTATTCTGTCAATTCAGAATAGGGCAAATACAGCCCCTCTTACAAATGCATTGCCGGAAAAGTCTGGACAGACGTTTAAATTTGGAACTCCTGTTCAGGATAATGCTGGTTATGTACAAGCTTGGGACGGAGTTACTGTAGCTGCGGGGATTCTGGGGATTGCAGAATCCTTTGGATTGAACTTAGCTACGAATGGCGCTGGTGCTCCTGGGATGCCTTTTGGTCCTATTGGTGCTCCTGGAGCTATTCAAACCTATGGCTATGTTCTTAACCAGACAAGTGCAGTTAACATCGCACTTGGAACTCCTATTTCAGATGGTAGGACTCTTTATGTTGAAGCTAACATGGACAACGTATTTGAGGCTATCTTTGATAATGCTGCTGGAGTTGTAGCAGCGGATTATACCCCAACTCAAGCAATGATTAATACAGCTGCTGGACAGTTTGGATTAACTGTTGATGCTAATGGTTTTTGGTATGTAGATAAGAACAAGACCGGAGGCTCTGCAGTTCTTCAAATTGTAGGGATTAATCCTATTGATGGATTTATCGTAAACGCTCGCGTTCGGTTTAAGTTCCTACCGGCTGCGGTGCAGACGCCTTATTAAACTTAGAAGAAAGGAGGACATATCTAAATGTCACAGGTTAGGGCAAAATTTCCGCAGCTTATGGTTCTGGGGCAGTCTAAGATTTATTTCGATGCTCTTGAATTTCAACTTAAACAGAGCGATTATCCTAAAGTTTTCCATGAGAAGACTTCAGATAATGAATTTGAACAAGAGATGGAAATGGCAGGATTGAGTGTACTTCAGGAAAAACCTGAGAACGCTCCTTCTGCTTATAATGAAATGATCCAGGGTGGAACTAAGCGGTATATCCATCTTACCTACTCCCTTGCAATTCGTACATCTAAGGAATTAATGGATGACGATAAATATGGGTTAGTTAAAAAGGGTCCGGTTCTCTTAGCGAGAAGCGCCGCTTTCACTCAGGATTTAATTGCGTGGTATGTCTTTAATAACGGATTTACCTCGAATGTAACAACTGTTGATGGGCTTTCACTCTTTAATTCGCAGCATCCTTTAATTGGTGGCGCACCTGCTACTAATTTAGCTCCTGGAGCAGCGAATGTTATTTATGCTCCTGGGACATGGCCTAATCGGCCAGCTACGGATATTGACTTCAGCGTAGCTGGTTTACAATTAGCAACTAATCACGCAGCTAGGATGGTGGATAATCAAGGATTCCCCATTCGTTTACGCTGGAAGTATGTTATTACTCCTCCTGAGCTTCGTTTCCTTGTGCGCGAAGTTCTTGGCTCCAGTGGTAAGCCTTATACCGCTGATAATACCATCAACTCTCTTCTTCCTGAGGATTATAAACATATGGAAGTGCCGTGGTTAAATGCGGCTGCTTCTTGGTTTATGAGTGCTGAGAAAGAAGATCAGACTCTTACTGTTTACCATCGTGAGAAGCCTAAGACTACCTTTGATGATGATTTTGATTCAGATGCACTGAAACAGAAAATTCGTCTTAGGATGTCCTCTGGTGCTACGCGCTGGCAGGGAGTTTGGGGAACTCAGGGTCCGTAGGATAAATTATTTTAACTCTTAAATGGAGCAAGTTCTATGTGTGAAGATGAACTTCGACATACATATCTTACCGGCGCTTGGTTTTACTGCGGGGTTTGCTATGAGAAGTGTAAAATAGCAGATGCTAAGTGGCAGCGAGGTTGCCTTAAATGTCCTACTTGTGTTGATAAGATGCTTTTAGGACAAAGAGAGGTTAAAATTGCTGAAGTCTTAGACGATGGGAAAGAAGAACTTGCTCCAGTTGAGAAATTAAGAAATCCTGAGACTAATGATGAAGTTGATGATTTTATCTTATAGGAAGGAGGAGTAAATGTCTTATACAGATGGAACTTGGGATAATGGATCTCCGTATTCAGATATGGAGATTTTTATTGGCCCGGATGAATTAAGAACTACATCTGGAGCTGCTGCACTTACGCTTAATGCATCTGGAGATTTATCTGTTAATATCGGAGCATCTCAAGCTACAGTGAATGTAGTAACTCCAGTTGAGTTAATTAGAACTGGAGTATATGGAACTCCGCAGTCGCAATTTGGTACAGCGGCTGGCGTATCTGGGCCTTCTGCTGTGGCTAATACAAGTAGTCCCTTAGCGCTGCAACCTGGATATCCTCCTATTACAGCAGCGAATATGGCTACTGTAGGAGGAGCGGGAATCTTAAGAGGACCTATTCCTAAGGGAATTCAGATTAACTCCTTAGTTCTAAATTACATTATCACCGGCGCAGCTCTTACAACTAACCAAATCGGAATTACGAAGACTTCTTTTGTTAATAACGTTGCTATTGCAGTTTCAAATATCCTCGCAAAAGCAACTAACGGTCTTCAAACAGCAACTCAGGCAAATCCTTATTCTACCGCAGTAGCAGTTACTGCTCCAGCTTTTCAAGTAACTACTAATACTGCGATTATCTTAGAATGGGATGTTACAACTCAAGCCGGTGGCGCTTGCCGTCTTTACGGAATTACTCTTAAATGCTCCTTTAACTTCAACTAAATTCTTCCTTCAAGAAAGGAGGTTATATAAATGGCTAATGATTTTACAGGAAGAATTTGGAAAATTACCACGGCCGGGACTGTGCCTAATGGGACGTGGAATGTTAAGATTAAGGGAGGAATTTGGACAGGTATGTCTGCCGCCGGGCAGACTTTTACTATTACAGATGTAGCTGGGAGAACTTATACCTGGACTTCATCTGGAGTAGATGTAGCTGTCCCGATTTATGAAACAGGTTGGTTATCAGGGCCTATTGCGTTTGCAGGAACTTTTACGGGAGAAATTGATTTATTCTTAGGAACTAAGTAAACCTTTAAAGGGAGATTTTAAATGGGTCATATTAGAACGACAGAGCAACCTGGGGGTCTTGTAGATGTTGAGATTACCTATGGTGGTAAGGAATCTCCCTTTGGAGGAATTGATACTTCTGCGCCTCCGGCTTATATTGATCCTAGATGTTTTACTGCTTCAGATGGAATTTTTATCTCAAATAACCAACTTGTTGCATCAGCTTTTAGAAGTATGATTATACCTACTTTATTTAATTCTGTTGCTGGAGTTAATTTATTAAAGATAGGAACTTTTTATAATTCTATTTATGGGTATATTAATTATGCTTTTGGAGTTATTTATACTCCTATATCAACTGGAATAACTTATACTTTTTATCTAACTGCTTGGGTTACATCGAATGATACAAATAATATTATAGGGAATGATATTTATACATTTACTCTTTACAATACAACTCAAGAACCTACTTCAGCTTCTTTAACTATTCCTCTTCTTCAGGGGGAATCTTCTAATTTTAGCGATAGCGGACACACAGTTTTAGCATTTTATAATAGTGGAGTTTTATTAGGAACAGTAAGCGTAGCTTATGCTCCGGGGAGTACTGTAGCATCTATTATGAGTGCGATGGTAGCTGCAATTAATGCAGCTACTTTAACTGTTTTATGTACTGCATCTCCTTCGGTAGATGGGTATAGTATTATTTTAACTGCTAATACAGCTGGCGCTGTTGGGAATAATTTAGCTGTTTTAGATTCATCTAATTCATCTACTGTAGGTGATAATCCAGCTTTTTTCTTTCCTGCAGGATTTACGGCTTTAAATCCTACAAATTTTCAAAATGGAAAAGATGCTATAAATATTAATGCCCCAGCTTCATTTTCGAATATATCTACTACTGATGTTGGAGGAACTTTATATTTAGCTAATTTAGGGCCTATTATTATGAAGTATAGTGGCCCGGGGACTTTAGCTATCTCTACTGGGTATACTGGAGTAAAGGTTATAAAAAAATTTGCAGGATCTCTTATTGGATTAGGAACTATTCCTCAGTTGGGGAATGTAGTTCAAGATGCGGATATGGTCTTTAGTTGGAGTGCAGCGGAAGACTTAGATATCTGGAGTCCTGTATCTACCTCAGGTAACGTCACCGGAGCAGGTTTTGAACAACTTGCTGATATAGGAGATAAGTTAACAGGACTTATCGTATCTAATAATACCGCATTTATCATAAGAGATCAAGG